ATGCTCGATGGTGTTCCCATCGCGCCGTTAAAGGTCGTAAACGCACCCGATGAGCCAACATTGACCGCGAGCGCAGAAGCGACACCAGACCCAAGGCTTGCAATGCTTGAGATCGGGAGATTGGTGGCGTTAGAAAGGTTAACCGCAGAAGGCGTGCCGAGGTCTGGAGTCGTAAGTGCAGGAGAAGATGCGCGTACGATGTTTCCTGTTCCCGTCGAGGCTTGGAAGGATAGGTTTCCTGACCCGTCTGTCTGGACTAGAGACGAAGCTGAACCATCAGCAGATGGAAGAACGAAAGTGACGTTAGAGGCAAGAGACGCGGCAGACCTGAGTTCCGTGTAGCTTGTGCCGTTGTCTGCATCTTCACCGAGCCTTACGCGGCCTGCGTTAGCCGTGACACCTGAGACCGTGAGAACGTCATTGGTCGTAAAGGTGTCGCCATCTAATCCGGCCTGCTGATTCTTGAGCTGTGACATAAGCTCACGAATCGCGTTATTGATGTTACTGGGAGCGCAGCCCTCGGCAATGTCAATGCCATCAATATCGGTGTTGTTGCCTGGAGTTGAGGAGAACTCGGAAATCTTTGTCTTTGCCATAATTACTCCGCTAGCAACGATGGGGTTAAGTAAGCCCCAGCGCCATACGCCCCAGCGCTTCTTGCGCCTACCGCAGTGCCGCCCATAATTTGACCGACCCTACGCTGTAAATCTGCCATCACACTATCGTCCTGTAATGCCCTTCTAACAAGAGTCGGGTCTGTTTCAACCAAAATTTTTGCAACACGCTCACGGTCAGGCTCAGAAAGATTTTGAGTTTTGCTACTTAGGATTTTACGGGTTACGTTCAATAAAGCGAAGGGATCTCCACCCATAGCAGAAACCATCTCTTGGGCAGACACGTTAGAACCAACCTTTTGAGCTTGTAACAAGCTAGGAGCGGTCTGAGACCCGCCAAGAACCGAGGTTGCGGTTTTTTGAGATTGAGACGCAAGATCAATTTTCTTCATCAAGTCGGAAAGCGAGTCTTGCGGATACACAGACCTTAAGATTTTTGCTTCTTTGCTCTCAGGATCTGCAAGTGTGTTCATCAAAGACTTTCGCTGACCCGTAGTGAACTTGTTTCGGAATGAGTCCATAACGCCAGAGCGATATGCCTGTAATTGCTGTGCGTTTAACCCCTGAACTTCAAGATCAACCTGGTCTGCACTTTTCGTGAGAGCCTTTCTTCCTTCACCAAACGCGTCTCTTGCCTGACGTAACGCAGCAGCACCTGCCCTGGCCTTAGCCAAAGGTTGAGACGCTGCGTCTAGTGCGGTCTTGATATTTAACTCAAGGTTTTTAAGGATCTCTCCATAAGACCCCTGCCCTGCTCGATAGGCTTGATCTGCCTCGTCGCGCAAAGCCCTTCTTGCAATCTCGAAATCTTCAAGTGTTGCGCCTTTATCAAACTTCACATTGCCATCAACAACCTCAAAAAAGTTTTTCTTACCTGTTTCTGCTCGGTAATTGCGGTTGATGTTTTCAACTACATTAGGAACTTTTTTGATTGCATCGCCAAAGGCTAGTGTTAGCTCAGGAGATATGATCCCGCCTTGTTCAAAGGCTTGCTTGTATGCCTGACGCTCTGCTGCTCTTGCAGCGTCATCAGTCATCTTCATAGAGCGAAGCACGCTCTTATTAACGCCAGGTGTTAAGCCTGCCTGCATCATGCTTTGAGCAGACTTTCTAAACGCTTCAGGTCGGACCGTTAATGCCTCCCTAATAATGTTGGAAGCAGAACCTCCTTGCGAGTACAGAGCGCGGACCGCTGTTCTCAGCGTCTCGTTTTCTGCCATGATCTCGCCCTTGGCAATACGATCAACGATCTCATCCGTTGTCATGCCGCTAGTGCTTGCAAGCCTCTGGATTTCTGTCTCAACAGCCTTGCTTCCTCGGCCACCTATGTTGCGCCTAGCCCAATCAACAACCTTGTCAGCAGTAAAACCAAGAGCCTCCATGCCCTTCTGAGCAATCGGGCCGAGCGCAGCACCTGTAACCGCTCCAGTAACCGCGCCTGCACCACGCTCTTGCATCCCACCTTCAGCAGACGCAAATCCAGTGATGCCACCTTGCGCCCCACTAAGCGCAGCAGCGCGTCCTAGCGTCATTGGGATAGATGCGCCTCCGGTAAGCGGAGCGGTTAGTAAACCCATACCCGCTGCGCCCATCAATTCAGCGCCAGTTGATTCAACGGGTTGTGCTTGTTGGTAAGCCTTGATCTTTGTACGGATCTCGCTAAGAACCTCGTCGTACGGCCTTCCCGTCCATCGAGAAACAATCGCAGCCTCAGCCTCGTCAGACGCGCCCATCGTAAAACCTTGAGCGGCAGCGCGAAGTCTTTGCGTAGGAGGTTCCTTTTGAGCCTGCATCAGTGCCGCTTGATACGCTTGCTCGTCCGTAAGTTCTTGCTCGGACTCTACACGAAACCGACCTTGGCCTGGAATCTCGACGCTGTAGGTTTTCATTAGCGCTCCCTAGTAACTCTTACGCCTGGAGGCAAGGTGCTCGGCTTTTTCTTTTCCTGTTGCGGCTCCGGTTTAATTGCCGATAAGTCAAACGGAGAAATTTTTCTTCCAGGAAGCGCTCTACCACCCTCGTATTCTTCCAGCGACGATCTAATGCTATTGAAGTCATCAATGACCTGATTGTTTCGCTTGATGAGCATCTCAGCAATTCTTGCTCGGCTATTCGGGTCATCAATGATCTTAGGGAATGAGTCATAAAGAATTGCCGATTCTTCTTTGGAGAACCCTTTAGCACCGCCCATAGCGCCCATAAAGTCAAGCACAAGCTGGTTGGCAGTCGCTTGTGATGTTCTTGTATTGGCTAGCTTTTCTGCATCAACTTGCACACCAAATGACTGCAAGAACTGAGCTGCCGCAACTTGACCAGGAGCAAGCAGCCCCGTGTACATCTTTTGATTTTTGTTTTCAATAATTGATGCAAGACGCTGGTTTGTTTGGTCGGCGGTAACGGCTTGTGCGAGTCGTTCTGGGTATTGCTCGCCAAACTTTTCCAAGGCTTTGCTTGTTGATTTTTCTCCAGGCAAAACAACTTTTGTTGATGAAGCACTGGCTCTTTTAGATTCTAAAGTACCGCTTTTCCAAACGTCTTGCCTTTGCGTTTGATTTAGTTTTGAGGCATCAGCGGTTCCGTATTCACTTAAAGCATAATTTGCTGCTTCGCCAGTGAACTTTCCACCAACATCCATGACCTTTACTAAAGATGGGGTTTTTGCATTTTTGTCATACGCAAAAATACCTTGGTCTGTTGACATATAGCCCATCTCAGACTTTTCTGGGACGGTATGCAACACCTGCCCAGTTACTTCGTCCATGATTACATCGCCAGGCTTGTAAACCTTCGTTTGTGGCTTAGTAAAAGATTGAATCTGTTGGCCTAGCGGAATAGCAACCGTTGGTGATACACCGGCAGCGGTTGCTCTCTGCAAAAACTGCTGAGGATCAAATCGAGCCGGACCCGTAGCAACCGAAGGAGTACGCATTTCCATCCGCTCAAGATCCGTAAACTCTCTTTGAGGGGCAACCATAGCGCCTTGAATAAGGCCAGGTAATGCTTGCTCAGCCCTTTGTTTCTTTGCCATCTCGCCAAGTTGGAGCGCAGTCATCCTGTCCTGCACCGCTTGCTGCATAGCACCGCGGTAGGCTTGCTGGCCTGCTTGTAAACCTTGTGCTACTAATTCTCCTGTAGTTCTACGAACAGGACTTCTTCCTGATCCCGCTAACAGAGAAAGACCCAGGTTAAGCAATCCTTGGTCTTGCGCTTGCTGTCTTAGCTTTTCCTGCTCTTCAGCACCCAAAAGACCGCCCATATAACTAGGCATCTCACCGAAGATGCCGCCAAGGAAGTTAGATGTAGACACAATTACCTCCCAAGCAAACCAACAAGACCGCCTAATGCAGCGCCAGCGGCAGGCCCAAGCGGATTAACCACAGAACCTAACCTAGCTCCGGTTAATGCGCCACCAAGAACACCCGCAAGCGGGTTTGAATAAGTAGGCTGAACCGTTTGTTGACCCATTGGAGCGCCGTAGGCAGCAGATAAAAACGATTGAAGCGACGAGTACGGAGCTTGTTGCTGAAAGTTAAACCTTTGGATTGCGTCTTGCAGGGCAGCTTGTTGGTAGCCCTCTGCCGCTTGGCCGACTTGTGCGAGTTGAGCAATGTCCGTGTAGTCCTGAGCAGCCAAGCCTGGAGCAGCACCAATCGCCGCTTGTTGTCTTGCTCTCTCGGCCTCGTAAAGGTCAAGACCCATGCCCAAAGCCTGCTGTTGCCTTCCACGCTCAGCCTCGTAGCCGGAATAACCTAACTGCGCCGCCTGGTTAGCAAGTGCGTTAGCAAGAGCACCCTGAGCCCTTTGCTCTTGGGACATAAGTGCTTCGTTGGTTCCGTACCTTCCGGCAGCAGACGCTCTCGATCTCATCTGGTTGATTGCGTCTTGGTAGGACGTACTTGCTGCCTGGAAGCCTGGTTGCAAAGCAGCCGTGTAGTAGGGGTTTTGTCCTAGATAACCACCTGCAATCGTGTTTGCAAGTGTTGGAGACGTTGCAGACCCTAGCGTCTCAGCACGAGATCCGCCCAATGTCGTTGCAAGTTGTTGTTGCGCCATAGGTACAAGCGGATTGCCCTGCATGGCCCTAGACTGCATGGCCGACAGAGCAGATTGCGTCTGCTGAGACGGTCCTATGTACGTCTGGCCTGTAAAGTATTCGGGAGCGCCAGCCTGGTAGAGACGTTGAGCCTCGCTTAATCCGTATTGAACATACGGACGCATCGTAGGATCAAGTTCTGTCCTGGTTACTGTGTTTGTTGAACCGCCAGCCATATCAAACCTCTCTCACCCATTTCCTGGGTCTAAAACCTAACGCCTTAGCTTTTTTATCCCAACCTTTACGCCAAGAATCAAAGCTGATAGTTTTCGCGCCACCATCTCTCGCAATGCGGAGAACATGATCCATGCCTGCATCAAAATCTCCCTTGCCATAAGCAACCCAAACATGCAAATTATCGCCCATAGGCTGCAAAACAACAAAGCCAACAACAGTGTTGTCCTCAACAAAAGCCCAAAGCATTGATCGCTGGTTAAAGCAGTCAGAATAGATGTCTTCTGGTATCCACGCTTCGGGACTCTTCTTGAGAACAACCTCAAGCCCTGGCTTGATGTACTGCCAGACCTTTCTGAGTTCATCTGGCTTGATATATTGCACATTCATCCGACCACCACATAGCCGTAAGTTTTATCAGAGGTTGCATTTGGAAAATGCGTAATCGTCGCGGACCCGTTCGTAACCGAAGAGATGTACACAAGCGGTCCGTCTGAAATGTGTTGAATGGTTACTATTACAGATGGTGTTGCCGGTCTTGTAGGGCTTGATTGTGCGCCAATGTACTCTAACTTCACCTGAGTGCTAGCAGCAGCCCACATCAACTCAACATAGTCATTGGCAGCAAGATCTACAAACAAATTCAATGCAGCAATCAAATGCCCATCAGTGCCACCATGCGAGTTCGGTATGGAAAACTGAGAATTGCTGTTTGTGAGATCAGACCCGTTTTTACGCATCCAAATGTCTGCATCATGGATCTGTGTATCCGTATTTGCAAACTGAACCGAAAATTGCACGTTGTATTTGCCAGCAGCCCTTACGTTAATCCTAGAGGAATTGGACAAAAAAACGTTTTCGCTAAAGTCTGTGTTTGATAGCGTGATTGCGTAAGCTGTTGTTGTGCTTGCAACAGTTTGGTCGTTGACATCATAAAAAGAGCCAAACGGCAATCCGCTTACATAGGCAGCAGCAGAGTAAGGGATAAGGATGATCTTGCTTTCTACCCCTATCCTAGCGTCTGTGATCGTGGTTGTAGTAGCGTTTCCTGTGTTGAGCGTGACCGTTCCAGTGTTGTTGGTCTTACCGTCCATGATGCCGCGGACAATCTCGGCAACAGCGCGCTGATCGCCACCAAACGGAGGCAGCGTACGGAAGATCATCTCAAACCCTGCGGGACAATCGTGACATCCAAACCTACAGCAGATGACCAGACACCGGAAGGAATGGTTTTAAGTCGATGGTAGGTTCCGGCAGACCTCAACCCAATCCGATTATCGTCATTAGCCGAGTAGGTCGAGCCGGTAAAGTCGGTTTGTTGGTTGAGCCTGCGCCTTGAGTTGATTTGAACCGAGCAAGAACCGCCATCAATAACAGGTCTAACCAAGGTAATAACGCTTGGCGTGTCGTTGAGCGAGAGATCAGGCGTAACGATGTTTGCTGTCAGGTTGGAGCCCGAAAAAGCAACAATCTTGGTCCCTAACGTACCCGTCAAGAGGGTAGATGTAACCGTATACCCGAAGGAATCAAGGCTTGCAGGGAGCGTCTCAAGGCTTCCGTAAGCATCCAGTTGCTCTAAGGTAAGGCCGGACGAAGAAGTTGTCGTGATCGCGGTAGATGATGCTATTGTGTCTACATTCACCTCACCGTAGGACCATTTATTGAGGTTAAAGTTGTAGATAAGCACGAAAGTTGACTGATCGACCGTCTTAAACGCCCAGATTACGAGGTTCTTAAGCGGGTCTACCGCAGCCGACATCGAGGAAAGTTGCGATATATCGACGTTGTTGAAGAACCATCTGTCTACCTTCTCGACAGATATGGACTCGACCGCTTGACCGTTGCACCTGTAAAACCCGTCATCAGACAAAAAGAACGACATCCCTGCGTACTGGATGATCGAGTTGGGCTCCATGCACCCCAAACCCCTTGAGATCGTGTCGAATTGGAATACAAGAGGGCTTCCAACGTATGACATCCTGACCACAGCGCGATCCATGAACACAATGCCGTACTCGCCTCCGGTTAATCCCTTGACATGACCACCGTCTGGGATGTCCTGATAGTCCGCTTGGGTTGTTGCAGCAGGAGTCCAGCTTGTCTCGTCGCCTAAAGCGCACCATTCAACACGGTTGGGGTAGACCGTTGAGCCATTATTGAATCCAGCGACAACAAAGTCCCTCACGGTCGTAACATACCGAGATTTAGGAGCAGCGGCACCAAGGTCCGCAAACAAGGTCGATGTTCCCATGAGGTAGCCCTGGAGTCTGTCGCCTCCATTAGCCGCAATCACTCGGTTGCCAAACTGCGTAAATCGCCACTTCTGATCTGATGGGGTTGTATACCCACCGGACTTAGAAACATCAGATAGATTCAGGTTCGTGCCTAGCTTGAAGAGCTTTGTCTCGCCACCCGCAAAGACCGTGACCGCTTCGTCAGGAGCCGCCGCAGCAACCACCGAATTAAGCGACTCTGAAGCCGCATTGCTCCATTCACTAGGCGAAGGTAAAGGACCATATCCAACCTGCTGAGGGATGACGTTCTTAGCGTCCACAAGGGCTCCAGCAACACCTGGCTGATCTGGGAGCCACTCGCCGAAGTTCACTCTCATCGCTTGGTTACCATCATCGTGAGAGGAACGCCAGAATACTGAGACTCTTCGTCAGACCTCGTGAGAGACGCAACCGCACGATCATACAAAGCACCCCAGGTCTGCAACCGAGGATCGTTCATAAGATAGGGTTCAGCCTCTCCTAACGCTCCATACAAGACCGCGTCAGGACAATTGGCTAGGAAGACGTTCGATGTGTTGGAAGTCGAGAGAAAGTCAGGTGCGGCGTAGTACAAAATCTTAATCGTGTAATTGCTGTCAGGAATTGGCGCAAACTGAATTGTCGAGCCGAGGATCGTGTAGAAAGCTGGTACACCACTCTCGTTCGTCCTGCCATTTCTGATGAACGTACTTGGCGTTGAGTATGTGATCGGGAAGTCGGGATCAGAATCAACGTACACATCCCTTGCTTGCAAGAAGTCGCTAGGGAGGCTAATCGTAGCGACCCCACCGGTTGCCGCTGTCGATGTTTGTGTAAGCATCTGCCGCAGGCGTAGATCTCGACGAAGCCGTATTTCGGCAAGCTGGATGAAGTCTGGGATCGCGGCAGTAAGATCATCTCGTGAGAGATAATTAGCTATCGTCGTTTGCAGTGCGCTGTAAGTGTTTAGGGCCATATTCGACATCGCTCCATCGATATTCGTGCGTCCCTATGTGTCCTATCTCAAGACTCAATTCGTGATCCACGAACGTCTGAATACCGTGATCTAAGGCTTTCACGCAAAAATGCACATCTTCGCCAATTAGACCACCCGCCCCCCATACTACATCAAACCAGGGTTGGGGCATAGCGTCAAACACAGACTTGTGGGTTAAGACAACCCCAAAACCTACAGCAGTCACAGCCTCGATACCCTTCTTCCCCCGACTCTCAATCTTCTCGAAGATTTCCTTGTCTTGATGGAAGTTTATGGCCGTGGGTAACACAGGCTTTCGCCGCGTAACCGCATTGACCCCGACGATTTGTTTGCCGTGAGCTAACAGACGTTCCAAGGTGTTCTTGGGGAATCTCATATCTGAGTCCACCCAGAGTATGTATTCAGCGCCATCAGCCAATGCTTCTTTCGCTAAAGACTCGCGCTGAGAGAAGATGAGCGTACCAGGTGCTGTGTAGAGCAACAAAGCCCCACCGTGTTTACCGACCCGATTCGCTCCGTCATACGCAGCCAATCGAGCCATATCAAAAGACGTTCCCGTCATCATCGTGTCCCGACATGGGACGCAAAAAGCTACTTTCATACTTTACCTGGCCTCGTCCTGAAGTGTCTGTTCTCTGGGTCGTTCATCCACGCCCTGAATCTTTTTTCGTCGATCACCGCAAACCCTCGCATGATGCCCTTGGCGTTTAGGTCATCAACAACAACGAATGGAAGCTGTGCGTAGCGTGTCCACTCTCCCCATCGCTCACGCTCGTCTGTGGCGTTATACAGGGCTTTGTTCTGCTCGACGATGTCAGTTATCTCTTGCGTTCTCTGGAACACAAACTGATCGTCGGTAGCGTGGAATGTAGTTTTAGCGTTCATAAAAAAAGGGAGGTTGTTACGCCTCCCTTCTTTTTACCACAGTTTATAACTTAGGCAGTCTTCAGATCCGCGAGGATACCGTGGGCTGCTTCGTTACGCATTTCCATCGTGAACTCAGCAAGAATCTGGGTCTTCTCAGAGTCACCAGTTTTTGCAAGCTCGTTCGTCTGGAACGGACGCAGATAACCAATCGCTGCGTACTCAGGGTCAAGGATGAACGCATCACGGCTACGGACGAAACGATCAGGTACAACAGAGATCGAGCCGAAGTCGCTCAGATAAACGTCAGCCGCGCCAATGATGGTCGTGGGAGCGTTATCGGGAGCCATGTAGCGCTGTGCTGCGATACCAGCAAAGGCAGACACCGTCTGCTTGAGAGCAGGACCGACCACGAGGATCTTAGGACTGCCGCCAGAGGTATAAACCTGCTGAACGCCATCCTTGAGGATTGCCTCGGTGAAGGTGCGGGTCGTACCATCGCTACGGGTCGAAACACCGATGGTGGTGGGGTTAGCACCATCAGTGGTGTTGTAGTTCGAGTTGGTCTTGAGCCAAGACAACAACGAACCCATCTTGCGAGCCGTTGATGAGTTGCCGGCAGAACGTCCCTGGTTAGCAGAGATGATCGTCTCTTGGTCGCGCTTGAGTTCCTGCGAAGCCTTAGAAAGCTGGTAAGCCTTCTCTGCTCGGCGACCTGCGAGATCAACAGCCATCATCGTGCCTGACACCTGGATCGTCTTAGCAACGATCTGGGTATAGTTACCAAGACGGGTCGTTGGGCTGATGGTTGCAGCCGTTGCATCGTCACCTTCAACCTGAGCGTTGTTGGTGGTTGCTGCTGCGAGGGTATCCGTCTGCCACTCGTGATAGACAGCGGTTGCCTTCGTGCGAGCAAGCGACGAAAGGATAGGTGTCTCGGTCGGGCTGATGTTGTAGATAACATCGGTTAGATCTTCACGCTGGCCGATAGCGGTGAAGGTCTGAAAGGTACCTGAAGGAACTGACATGATTACTCCAAATTACAAGAATCGTTCAAAAACCCTTGCTGCGTCCTGCCGACTACCTGTCTTTTTAAGACGCGCAAAGTCCTGTTTTGCTGCTTCTGACTGAATGGTCTTACCTGTTGCAGTCCCAGGCTTTAGCAACTTCGGAGCCTCCGTAACCTTTTTGGTTACCCCAGGCTTACTCTGCTGCAACTTCTGATACTGCGCGGCCATCCATAACGTCACCACGGCACGAGAGTCAGTCGCACTTGCAAGTTCCGCATCCGAATAACCAATGCTCTTTGCAAACGCTCGCAAATCACTACGGACTTTCTCACCCTTCTTCGGATCGGCGTAGTCTGGGATTGCACTTGCAACCTTCTGCGCCTCTTCCGCGATGCGCCTCTCCATGTGAACCTCTTGCTCGGCTTGTTGCTCTCTGGCAATGCGTTGCTGCTCGGCTCTTAACTGCTGGAGTTGCTTCTCTTGGCGAGTCATTTCCGCGACCTTCACCGCATAAGCTATCGGATCGGTCTCTTTCAAACTCTCAATATCCTCACCTTGCATCTGCTGGCTTAGGAATTGATCCATCACCTTCAGCCGCTCGGCGTAGGCATCTCGCGCCTGTTTTGCTTGCTCGACAGCGGCTTTCTCTGCCTCGACTGCTTTACGCTGTTCTGCAAGCGCGTTAGTTTTCTTATGGTAATCAGTGCCCTTTTGGTAGCCTTCGATCAACTCTTGGAGGGTCACCTCGCGTTCTTCACCTGCGGCTTTCACCACAAAACGCTGTTCCTCCTCTTGAGCCTCCTCTTGGACTTCCTCAGACTCAGATTCACTGACAGCAAGTTCCTGTTCTTCTGACTGGGGTTCTGGTTGCTCCGCTGGAGTCCCACCACCATCCATCATCCCAAGAAACGCATTTGCTGCCTGTCCCACTGTCAAGCTAGTCCCTTGCGGGTTGCTGCTTTCCATAAACTAACCTCTACTTAAAAAGTTTGAATCGTCTCTTGTTCATCTCGCCTTCGGCGGCAACGGACTCAAGACGCGCTTTCACACGACGCACTGCACTAATCATGAGATATGAGTCCTCACGAAGCTCAATGTCGTCCTGATGACTATTGATAATACGCTCGATGTTGTCTTTTTCCAACTCAGCGAAGATTTCTGCCAGAAACTCATCGCCAAGTAAAGCCTTTGCTCGCTCCCAACGTTGGGTCATAAAAGTCCTTTAGCCTTCTTTTTAGGGATTCGAGACTCGTTAAGAGCCTCTAGGAAATCCTCGCCGTATTTGTTGACAGCCTTCTTACGAATGACGTACTCACCAACCTGTAGGCTTGCATAACCATCGTCAGGGCTATCAGGCTTGGGCCCAAGCAAACCTTTGACTTTCCCGCCTTTTTCATAAGCAATCTTGTCTGGCGTGATCTTCCCGCCCATGTAGCTTGCTTGGCTGATGTCATTAGCAGGAATTACTTCGCCGCCATAGCTTTCACCCGTTTGGCTTTCGTAAGCCTTCTGTAGCGCAGCCTTATCAAAGACCCCAGGTTTGAATTCTGGCTTAGTTCCGGTGACAGCAGGAACACCAAACTCTAGGGACTGAGGTAACAAACGGGTATAACCTGCTGCCCCAGACTTGAACATGAACGGGGCTTGCTGTGTCGGGCCTGCGCCGTAAAAGAAGTCAGTTGTAGGTGCTTTTAGTGAAGTTGTACCGCCGCCAACAGTAAACGGCACAAAGTTAGCGGTCGGTATTTGTACACCACCCAAAGCTGCGTCAATCACGCTCGCAGGGACGTTCTGCGACATGGCGTATTGCCTAACCATCTGCGCGGATACGTTGGGATTGTCTTTGAATAGATTCTGTATATACGGAATCATCTCTGCGCTTGTGTACGCAGATAGTGGTTTTGTGTTGTTTACAGGCTGATTGACGGCAGGTTGTTGTACGGCTGGAGCTTTTGGGAAGTTAAGGCTTGCAACCAATGCAGCCATTTGGCTATCAGGAACACCCTGTTGCCCTGCAAACACTCTGAACTCATCAGGTGTAATGTACTTTCCTGCCGCTTGTTGTTGCGCGATAAGGTTCTGAGCAAACGGAACCATCTCGGTAAACGTATAGTCGGCCATCGTCTTGGGAACGATGTTCCCAGAAGCGTCTAGCTTCTGCCATGACTGTAGAGTTGGTGCAGCCACGGTAGACCCCTGGTTAACTGTTTGGTTTACGGTTTGATCTACCGTCTGATTGTTTGCGCCCTGATTGACTGGCTGTGAGATCGTATTAACGACATCCGTTACAGTCAATGGCTTGATTGCGTCATCTACAGCCTTCAGCAGATTTGCATCAGTTACGCCCAAAGCCTTTAGTTTGTCGCTTCCAAACTTGTTAGAAACGTACCAGTCAAACTGTTGCTGAGGTGTCATCACAAACCACGATGAAGGCAGGTTAATGCCTATGGCTTGCGCGTCTGTGCGTAGCTTTTGCTGAGCGTTTATTGCTGCTTGATAGTTGTTTTTATCAGACTCACTGCTGAACGTAGTGCCATCTGTTGCCGTGTATACCGGAGGAGGTTGGTAAACCGGAGGAGGCTCGTAAGGAGGCGGTTCTTCTTGCGGCGGTGGAGCAAAAACATCCGACACGGCAGTCCTAGCCACATCAGGACTAAAACCTAACATATTTGTTAGGCCAAAGTACAAAAGAGTGTCAGGGTTTGTGTTGGAAATGAGGCCTTGATTAAGAAGGTACTGAATATCTGCGCTGTTAGGGTTTGAGAAGTATTGATCGACAAACGCCCTAAGCTGATCGGTTGTATATCCGTTGTATGTAGCCATGATTTACCCTGGTATCTCGACGTTGCCAGTAATACCCGCCCCGACTTTCATCGCCTTCATCTGCGCTTCTGCCTCGAACTCCATACGCTTGAGTTCTAACTCGGCTAAAGCCTTTTCTCTAGCAAGCTGAATATCGGCCATAGCTTTCTGACGCTTGATCTCGATGTCTGCTTTGGCCTGCGCCATCATCATTTGGATAGCAGGATCTTGGCCTTGTTGTTGTTGAGGTTGTGCAAGTGCAGCATCGACCTCTGGGCCTACAGGTTTGAAGAACTCTGCTGAATCTGGGAACCCTGCTGCCTCAATAAGTTTCCCTAATACTGATCTGTACTGCGAGACGCTCACCAAAGGATTGTTCGGGCCGTACGCTTGAATGATCTGCTCTTGCTTGGACAGAACCATTGAGAGCATTGCCATCTTTTGCTCCATGCTCCCAGTGCCAAGTCC